CGATATTCCTTGGCATATCATAGAAGAGTATGGTATAGCAGACGTAGAAGCAACAGAAAGAGTTGCTATAAAACAATTAGAAGCCTTTGGCACAACCTTTGAGGAACTATATAATGAACCGACAACTTTTGCCCACACTGCGACTGTCAGTTGAGATGACTAATGTTCTAGCTAAAATAGAACATGCAGGAATAAAAATAAATTTAGACACATTACAAGAAATAAAAAAAGAATACGAGCAGGAACTAGACCAGACACAAAGAAGATTAGATGAGATAGTTTATTCTGTTATGGGCGACACACCTGTAAATTTAAACAGTGCTGATGATAGGACTGTACTGTTCTACTCTAGATGTGTAATCAACAAAACTAATTGGGGTAGGATATTTAATATTGGTCAGGAGTTACGTGGTGCTACACGTAAGAACAAACAACGTGTAAGAATGAGCAAGACTGCATTTGCTAGGACAGTCAGACAAAACACTGCTATTAAAAGACGTACAACAGGGCATCAATGTGGTAACTGTTTAGGTAGAGGTAGATACTCTCCTAAAAGAAAAGATGGTACACTTGGTAAAGCTGTACGGATTTGTAAAGTCTGTGATGGATTAGGTGTAGTTTATAGTGAAAGCAATCAAGTTGCAGGATTACGTATAGTACCTAGAGGTGTTATGGATGTTGCTGCTGCAGGATTTAAAACAGATAAAGGTACATTAGAAACTATGTTGCCTAGCTTGTCTGGTATACCTCACGAGTTTGTTACGTTGTACATACGATACTCTGCGTTACGAACTTATCTTAATACTTTTGTAGAAGGAATGGAAAACAATGTTGACACGAATGATTTCATACATCCTGAATTTATGCAGTGTGTTACTGCTACAGGTCGTCTATCGTCAAGAAACCCAAATTTTCAGAACATGCCACGTGGATCTACGTTTCGTATACGAAAGGTTGTGGAGAGCAGGTTTGAAGGTGGGTCAATTATTGAAGGTGACTATTCACAGTTGGAGTTTAGAGTTGCAGGATTTCTTGTAAAAGATAGTCAGATATATGAGGATGTAAAGGATGGTGTAGATGTACACTCTTACACAGCATCTGTGATTGGTTGTGATAGACAAACAGCAAAAGCAGATACATTTAAACCTTTGTATGGTGGCACTACAGGAACAACAGAACAACAAAAATATTACAGGGCATTTAAAGCAAAGTATGAAGGTGTGACAGAGTGGCACGACAAATTACAGAGAGATGCAGTTACTAACAAACATATAGTATTGCCATCTGGAAGAACATATTATTTTCCAGATACTAAATGGACAACATGGGGTACGGCAACTAATCGTACTGCTATCTGTAATTATCCTGTACAAGGATTTGCCACTGCAGATGTGTTGCCTTGTTGTCTAGTAGAATTACACAAACAACTAGAGGGACTTAACTCTCTTGTTTGCAACACAGTACATGATTCTATAGTAGTAGATTGTTACCCTAGTGAAGAAGAACAGGTAATAGAGATAATGAAAAACTCAATGTTAGGTGTAGCTAAAGAATTAAATTTGAGGTACAGCCTAGATTACGACATGCCTGTAGGAATAGAAATAAAAAAAGGTAATAATTGGCTTGACACTCATGTGGTATATCCCTTAGAATAGGTTTATCACTAACGTACTTTAATAGGAGATATTATTTTGAGTACAGAAATATTAAATGTAGACGACACTCTGGATGGATTAGTAAGTGCTTTTTCAGAGGGTAACGAAGAAAGACTAATGGCACTTACAGGGCAAGACGATGGAGCAATTAAGAACATGCTACCTAAACTTGCTATTAACTACGATACAGACACAGAAGATGGCAAGTCTCTTAAGAAAGGAACTTGGCGAATGACACATGAAGGTAGATATGTTTATGCAGATAGCGTAATCATACGACCATTTATGCGAACATTCTTTTGGTCTTTATGGAACACAGAAGAAGGAAGATCAGTGTCTTCATCTATACAGAAGACTGTTATGAATGGTGACTTTCCAGACTCTGTGGGTGGCAACAAATGTGGTAGGCTGCCAAAAGATGAAGTAGAATCTCTACCTGATGATGATCCTAGATCTATAACATCAAAGGCTGTTAACTGTAATCAGTTAATATATGGTGTTGTATCTGGTAAGTTTAAAGATGCAGATGGTGAAGAAGTTACTTTAAATGAAGAACCAGTTATGTCGTACTTTAAACGATCTGGGTTTATGCCTGTTAACAATTTTATTAACAACATTACCAGTGGTTCTAGTAAACGTATCATGCAGAAAGTTGAGATTACTTTAAAGACTAGCAGACTTAAGAAAGGGTCTGTGACATTTTTTGTCCCTGTCTTAACTGAACATAGATACCTTAGTGAAATTACTGAGAATGACAAATCATTAATGTCTATGTTCGCAGATACAATCAAAGCAACAAACGCAGGAATAATGAACCAGCATCGTGAAGCAGTTAAGTTACAATCTTCATCTGAAGATACAGACTTATCGAAAGATTTCGATGCTGCTGTTGCTTAACATACAAGACTTTCTAGAGAAAGCTGTGAGGGGAGAGGTAACTCTCCCCAAGCATTTAGTAGAAGAATTTAAATCTGCATGTGGTGAAGCAGTCAATAAACAATTCTCTAGACAGCAAGGAGACAGACAGAGAATACGAATGTCTGGTCTAGGTAAACCAGTTTGTCAACAACAACTAGGAGTAAAAGGGCATCCTAGACAAAGTTCATACAATGACATAATGCGTTTTTTGTTTGGTGATCTTATCGAAGCAGTTGCCATGTTAGTTATGAAAGCTGCAGGAGTTAATGTTGTTGCAGAACAAAAACCCTGTGAGTTAATTCTTGATGGTGAAACTATAAAAGGCACATTGGATGTAATCTTAGACGAAGATGGTGAGCATAAGGTTTGGGATATAAAATCTGCGTCTCCATTTTCTTTTGATTATAAATTTAGAAAAGGTTATGACGCTATAAAAGAAGATGATGCATTTGGATATATTATGCAAGGTCATCTGTATGGTGAATCTAACAAACTTCCTTTTGGTGGATGGATAGTTATAAACAAATCGTCTGGAGAATGGGCAGTTGTTCCTGCACCAGAAGATCAAATGGAAGAAAGAAAAGAACTTATACTACAAGCTAACGATGTAGTTAGACAAATAAAAAGTAAAAAATTTAAAATACCGTTTACCCCGGAATGGGAAACCTATAAAAACAAAGGTGAAGTAATACGGACTAAAAACAAATTGATGCCTAAGATCTGTACTTTCTGTGAGTACAAGTCACATTGTTGGTCAAAGGCATCTTATCAACCTAAAATAACTTCTAGAGCAAAATCTCCACCTAACGTTTGGTACACAACATATGCACAAAAGAGTCTGTAATGCCAGTATTGTTTACTCAATCATACCAGTTAGACATCCTCACGATCAATCCACATGCATCGGTTATCTATGTGGAAAGTCATACACAGACAGGTGGTGGAAGACAGATGTCCTACCTGAGAAACCACTTAAGAGGTTTATCATTAACGTTGAGGGAAAACTTTTCAACAAACGGATATTTAAGTCCAGAAACAGAAAATCGTGATATACGTACACTTCAAAAAGAATTAAGAGAAATAAGAATTAGACTTGAAGGTTTTAACATTGTCTGTTTACCTATAACCCCTTTAGAAAAACACTTTGAAGAATTAGCTAAACGTTCACCTATGGTTGAAAAGTTTGTAACTGAAAAGTTAGGCAACATGAAAGATACTTATGTTATTTAGATCACAATTTGAAAAACGTGTTGCATTAGATATACGTATGCAAGGTGGTAAGTTTGAGTATGAACAACATAAAATACCTTACAGACCACAAGTTAAAACGTACACTCCTGACTTTTATATTCCAGAGACAGACATATACATAGAAGCTAAAGGTAGGTTCATATCTTCTGATAGAACTAAAATGTTAATGGTACAACAACAACATCCAGAACTTGATATACGATTTTTATTTATGAATTGTCATCAAAAACTTTACAAAGGAAGTAAAACAAGCTAT